TCTAAAGGCTGAAGCCTTAAAGGTTGCCGAGCCGAAACGTGGGCGACCCAAACGAAGAAAGATGAAGGAAGTAAAATGATTTGTAATAATTGTGGTTACACCAATCCAAACGGTTACACTGGGCTTTGCAGGTCTTGCCGCAAGCCATTAATTGTGGAAGCAGTTGAGCCTGTAAAAAAAACAACTGTTGCGGTAGAAAAAAAGTCTGTTGCAAAGAAAAAGTCTAAGCAGGCTGAATCAGAGAAAACCTACAGGGGTTACTAATGGCTAAAAAGAGCGATATAGAATTTCAGTCCATTATCCGTAATGAGATTGAACAGTCACTAGGATATTACGACACCGAGTATAGTCAGGATCGCATACAGGCGATGGACTATTATTTGGGTGAGCCTTTTGGCAATGAGCAATCTGATCGCTCTCAAGTTATTGCAACTGAGGTGTCGGATACAATTGAACACATCATGCCGTCCATCATGCGTATCTTTACACAGTCGGACGACTACGTTCGCTTCACGCCTCGTGGCCCAGAAGATGTGAAGAAAACGGAAGACGCCAGCGACTACATCAACTGGCTTGTTAGCTCACAGAACAACGGCTTCCAGATCTTTCACAACTGGTTCAAGGATGCGATGCTTCTAAAGCTAGGCATTGTTAAGTTCTATCATGAAGAAAAAGTTGACATTGAGTTTGAGGAGTATGAAGGGTTAACTGAAAATGAGTTAATCGTACTTGTTCAAGATGACGCCGTAACAGTTGTCGAGCAAACGGAAACCGTACTCAACGATCAACTGCTAAACCCAGATGGTAGCATATCTCTTCCTATGTCTGTGTTCGATGTTAAGATCAGCCGCACAACTGTACGAAATAAATTTAAGATTGAAAACGTGCCCCCCGAAGAGTACCTAATGTCTAAACGGGCAAAGTCTTTTCAAGATGCCGACTTTGTAGCACACCGCACAACTATGTCTGTTAGCGACCTTGTGGAGATGGGTTACGATCAAGATGAGGTTGAGCGTTTCGCTGGTTACAACGACCTAGACACATCTGATGAGCGCAATGTTCGCTTTGAAGATATTGAGTCTAGTACGGATTACGAAAGTGCCGACCCAGCTATGCGTGACGTTCTCGTCACCGAGGCTTACATTAGGTCTGACTACGATGGAGACGGTATCGCCGAGCTTCGTCGTGTTGTTACTTTGGGTGATGGCTACGAGGTGTTTGAGAATGACGAGTGCGACCTCATTCCTTTCGCCATCTTATCTCCTATCCTAATGCCTCACCGTGCAATCGGTAGGTCGGTTGCCGAGCTTGTGACCGACGTGCAGTTGATCAAGTCAACTCTACTGCGTCAGTTGTTGGATAATATCTACAACACAAACAACAGTCGAGTTGTTGCAGTTGAGGGTCAGGTTAACCTAGATGATTTGATGACTAACCGCCCCGCTGGTATTATTCGCGCTCGCGCCGCTGGTATGGTTCAACCTCTTCAGGTTCCCGATGTTTCTGGATCTGTATTCCCTGCCCTTGAATATATGGATCGACTCAAAGAACAGCGCACAGGTCTAAGCCGTCAGTCAATGGGTCTCGATGCGGACGCCCTACAGTCAACGACCGCCACGGCTGTCGCGGCTATGCAATCTGCTTCGCAGGGTAAAATCGAGATGATTGCTCGCGTGTTTGCTGAGACTGGCGTCAAGGATTTGTTCCGTGGCCTGCTATACCTTGTTACTAAGTATCAAGATGAACCTACTATGATGCGCCTCAACAATCGCTTTGTTCCTGTTGACCCGCGAGAATGGGAAAACATGTACGACATGCAAATTAATGTCGGGCTGGGTACAGGGCAACGTGAACAGCAACTTGCTACGTTGTACCAAATCAACCAGAAGCAAGAGCAAATTATGGCAACTATGGGTGGAGACAATCCAATTGTTGGCATTGACGAATACCGAAACACACTTGCAAAAATTACTGAGCTGTCTGGTTTCAAGGATGCTAGTGAGTTCTTTAAGAACCCTGCGGACGCTCCACCACCGCCGCCAGCACAGGAGCCGCCTGTTGATCCTAGCATTCAATTGGAACAACAGAAAATGCAGATGGAAGCTCAACTGGCACAACAGAAAGCCGCTCAAGATCTTGCGCTTGCGAAAGAGAAGATGGCTCTGGAAATGGAATTCAAGAGAGAGCAGATGGCTAATGAGTTAGCTCTGCGTCAACAGGAGCTTGCGTTTGAGAAAGAGTTGCGTATCCAACAATTAAACGCTGGGGTAAACGTATCGACCAACCTACCGAAAGTTTAATATGGCACTGCTTCAAAACCCTATGACACCTGCATTACTTAACAGGCCAGTAAATAATCCTTCTGTAAATCAGACTGTTCCGCAGTTTATGCAAAACTATACGCAGATAGCTCCGAACAAGTTTGTGCCCGATCAGGGTGTCTTAGGCTTGCCACCACAAATGCAACAGACCCAATCTTTATTCTCTCAAGATTACGGTCAAGAGTATGGTGCGCTAGAAGACAAGTTTCAACGTAGCTTTGCGGTTGACCCTAGAAACTTTCAGCAACGGCAAGCTCCTCCTAAGATGGTTATGGGGCCGTCCACAAGTATGGCTGTCAACTTTGCTCCGCCTGACAACGGTTTAGATTTTGGTAAACTTGCTGGCGTGGGTGCTGGAGCCTTGTTGCTTGATAAGTATGGAAATGTAATCGAAGACACTATTAAGCAGGGCGTTGACTATTTAGGAAAGCAGACAAAGCAATTTGAAGAAGGTGTCTTGAAGCCGTTCACAGAGACCTATGTGCAACCTGCAATTGATGTTGTGAAAGATCCCATTGAGCAGGGTATTGAGACAGTTGGTGAATACACCAAAGGGTTTGAAGAAGATGTTTTGAAACCTTTTACTGAGACCTACGTTCAGCCCGTGTTGGATCCCATCAAGGATGTCGCGGATGATGTCGGGGTTGTCACCAAACAATTTGAGGAAGGTGTGTTAAAACCTTTTGGCGAGGAATATATCCAACCTATCCTTGATCCCATTAAAGACATATATGACGAATATACAGATACAAATCTTAAAGACTTGATACCTGATAGCCTTAAAGACGCATACGGTGCGGGCAAGGAAATATTTGGCGGCGTCGGTGAAGTTGAGAACCTCATAGACAACCCAACCACCGAGAACGCTTTCAAGGCTATTGATAGCGTTAACACTTTGTCCGAAAAGTATTTGGGTGCTGGTTCAACTGTCATTCCGCCACAGGTGTCTGGCCTAGTTATTGACGGTGCTGGATTGTTAAGTATAGCTAATGCCTTTGAAGATCCAACGGCTGAAAACATAGCGAACGCCTATGTGGGGGCGGATCACCTTGCGACCAACTACACGGGGTCAACTGGTTTACCCTTTGCTGAACAGGCGGCAGGTGTCGGAAGTATTCTAGGTGGCCTTGCCGCTTTAGAGGGTGGCATAGATAGCCCAGCCGAGGCGGTTGCAGTGGCAAACGCGGCATCTGCTGTTGCGGGTATGACGGGTGCAACGACTGGACTTATGGGTGGCCTCGCTGGTGCGGGTGCGGTCTTAGGGCCGTTGGCTTTAGGTATAGGTGCGGTTACTATGTTGGCCGACAAAGGTTCCGAGTATGGCAATGCAGTGCTCGAACGTGACAAGTATGGCAACTATGATATTGCATCCGAGTCTAGCAAGAATGACGGGTACAAGTCTGTTATACCAGAGGCTAACGTAGCTGGCGTCGTGTTCAATGAACTGGAACAAGCATACGGATTTGAATTTGATGAAGATGCGTGGAATAGTGTAAACAAGCGAGTGGACTATGACAGCGGTCAAATGGTTCGCAAGGCTGACGACATGATAGCTGAAGCTATCGAGGCTGGCGCATTAAAACCCACGGCGGCAACGCCAACGGGCTTAAACTTTGCAAATTTAATTGGTTCGGCACGGGATATAATTGCACAGTCTGGGGATAGGGCTTACAAGGGCAAGAGTTCGTCTGAGTTCGGTATCACAAAGAATATGGCCGCCTTTGAAGATCTAGGCATAGACTTAGGGTTTGGTGATGTTAAGGGGACTGGTGAAAAGTATGGTGGCCTATACACTAAAGACATAGGTCGCAATGTTTCCGATTACCTACAGGGCGGTGACTTTAACTTCCTCAGTTAGAGTATAATTTTTGTTTGCGTAAATCGCATACTGTGGTATTTTTGCAACATAGGAGAGATCGATGAGTGATTTGTTTAAGGAGCAGGATCGCGGGGCTAAGGCTGAGGTTTTACTTCGTGATGAAATTTTAGTAGATGCGTTTGCTACAATGGAGCGAGTGTATCTCGAAGCGTGGCGAGAAAGTCCTCAAAGAGATAATGAGGGCCGAGAAAACATCTTTCAAATGTTGAGGGCTTTGGATGCTCTGAAGTCTCATTTGGAAGAGGTTGTTACAACTGGTAAGTTTGCATCAATGCAAATAAATGAAACTGAATAATCTGAGGAGATTGAAAATATGAATGACGAGACAAGTACCCTTATTGGATCTGGTGAATCGTTAGACAAAGGTCAAGCTGTTGACCTACTCTTGAATGTTGAAGCCCCTGAAGAGGCAAGCGAAGATAATCAAGAACCTGTGGCCGAAGAAGTCGAGACAGAGTTTGAGACTGATGAAGCCGAAACATTTGACGAAGAGTATGAAGAAGATGACGCTGAAGAGCTATCTGATTCTGAGGACGAATCTGATGATGAAGAGTATGATGTTGATCCTAACGAAGTGGAGGAAGAACTTTATACCGTAAAGATTGATGGAGAGGAAAGGCAAGTAACTTCTGAAGAACTTGTAAAATCTTATCAATTAGAACAAGCCGCCCAGAGCCGAATGCAAGAGGCCGCCACCACGCGTAAGCAGGCGGAGCTCGAAGCACAGGCTCTGTTACAACAACGACAACAGTACGCTCAAGCCTTAGCGCAAGTTCAGGCCCAGCTTACTGCGGTGCAGGAACCTACTAAAGAACAGTGGGACAAACTATATCAGGACGACCCTCTTGAATGGACACGTCAGCGAGATGCTTACCGTGAACGTCGAGAGAGTGTAGCGAAGGTGCAGGCCGAGCAAAATAGAATGGCTCAAGAGCACCATCAACACGCTTTGCAAACACACCAACAGAAGTTGGCTCAAGAGCAACAGCGTATGTTGGAACGCATACCTGAATGGAAAGACGAAGAGATCGCAATGCGCGAGAAGCAGGCCGTTATAAACTATGCACAGCGCATTGGTTATACCGAGCAGGAGCTTTCAAACGCTAGTGACTCCCGTGCAATTGAAGCACTTCGTAAGGCATACCTATATGATGAGTTGATGGCTAAACGGCCAGAAGCACAGAAGAAGGTACGCAAAGCACCTAAAGCAGTAAAGTCTGGTAGCCCAACTACAAAGAGGCAAAGAGCATCTAGTCGTAATAAACAGGCTCTTGCTAAACTTAACAAATCTGGCTCCAAAGAGGATGCCGTCAACTTTTTATTAGGAAAATCTTAAAATGGCTGTACATACTACTACTACTGCCGTCGGCGAGCGCGAAGACCTTGCTGACGTAATCACACGAATTGACCCAACTGAAACACCTGTTTTTTCTGGTCTTAAAAAAGAAACAGGCAACGGCGTATTTGTCGAATGGCAAGTGCAAGAACTAGCCGCCGCAGTTTCAAACAACGCACAAGCTGAAGGTGTTGACGCTACTTATGACACACCAACTGCAACGACTCGTTTGGGTAACTACATGCAGATCTCGCAAAAAGATGCGTCTGTATCTGGTACGCTTGATGCCGTTGACAAAGCTGGCCGTGCAAAAGAAGTTGCATACCAAAAAGTCCTTAAAGGTCTTGAGCTTCGTCGTGACATCGAGAAGAACCTTTGTACCCCAGTTGCTCGTGATGGCTCTGCTACTCGTTTAGCTGGTACGCTTTCAAGCTGGATCACCAACGTAGATATTGCTGGTGACGAGACTGCTTTCAACGCTGGTGTTGGTCTCGGTACGCACATCCCATCTGACGATGGCACAGATCGTACAATGACACTTGCAATGATCGACAACGCTATGCAAGCCGCATACACAGATGGCGGTCAGCCAAATATGTTGCTTGTGTCTCCTTCCAAAAAAGCCGCGTTCAGCGACTTGAATGGTGGATCTGTTGCGACAAACCAAATCAACTATACTGCTCCTCGCGAAGCCGCTATCGTTGGTTCCGTTTCTTTGTATCTTTCTGACTACGGTCAGCTAGACGTTGCAATCGACCGTTTCACGCCTGATGATCGTGTGTACCTACTTGACACAGATTATGCTTCGATCTGCACCTTGAAAGGTCGTAACTTCGACGTACAATCTCTAGCCAAAACTGGTGACGCGGAGAAATTCCAAATCATCACTGAGTGGACGCTAAAAGTATCTGCTCCAAAAGCACACGGTGCTGTTTACAACCTTTCGTAGTTTGTAAATTACTTTGAATGGGGAGACGAGGTCTAAGAAGGCTTTGTCTCCCTTATCACAAGGAGAAATGATATGAACAAAAGATTAGTAAAAGTAGATCCTCTTACGGGTGCAGAGACGTGGTGTCATATGGACTTAGATGGAGAGTTTGTTTTTGAAACTACACAGAATGTAGACAAGTTGTTAAAGTCAAACAAAGAAGAAGCTAACAGCTACAGAAAAAATAGTTTGATTGGCAACACTCAGAAGCATAACCAAAAGGTTGCAGAAATACCTGACGCACTGTATCATCAGTTGGTGTCGAAGTTAGGTCGCCCCAGAGACAACCCTACGGGTTGGAAGAAGTGGTTAAACGAGCCTGACAATCGCCTATTTAGAACTGGTGGTGGAAATATATAATGGCTATTGGAACGTACTCTGAACTAAAGACATCTGTCGCCAATTTTATTGCGCGTGACGATCTAACAGATAAGATCCCTGATTTTATTTCTTTGGCCGAAGCTCGAATGAATAGAGAGTTGCAAGCT